GTGTTGCAGCTCATGGCTGGATCTCCTTGGGGGGTTGGTGGGGGTGTGGCAAATCGGAGGGTTTCGCGGCTTCCAGTCGGGCTGAAAGCGCATCAAGCGCGAAACGGTGTCCTGCGAGGACGGCCTGCATGCTGTCGGTCAGGCGGCATGCGAGGGCGTCGAGGCGTGCTGTGTTGGCGGGATCAGGCAAGTCTGCACATTCACCCGCGATGTGGTTTATCTTGAAGCTGGCGAGCGGCCCAAGACGGTTGGTCAGCCATGCTTCAGGGTCATGGATGCGGGAGAGATTGACCTGCGCCGTGCGGGCGCGATGGCCGGCACCCTCTGGCCGATACGTCAGCTGGGCGCAGGAGTGTGACATTTGGCTATTATAGAGATCCCTATAATAGCAGTTTGTCACACTCCTTGAGCGATCTTGCCGAGCTGCGACCGGTGAGGGCCATAGGTCGGGAAAACAGGCCGCCATGTCGGCGGCGTTCTCAAGTACAATGCCTTGGAGCGCCATCAGATCGTGCCGGGTCGGCCTTATGTCCGACCAAGGCACGAGCGCGTTGACAGTGACGGGCAGGACCACGTCTGCAAGTAGGTCGATCTCGAGGGGGGTACGGGCGGTGCGGTTGACGCCCCTGCCCCGGCCCATGGCTTGGATCAACTCCCCCTCACAAATGCTCCAGCGCACGGCTTCAGCGATTGGATCGACATGTCTCTCCATCGCGAGCGGCGCAGTCCGATCGCCACCGAGACAGACGCGGCGTTCAACCATGGGATACCACCAGCTGGCGTCCTGCGGGTTTTGGGTGGGCACGCGTCCAGTCAGTGCCTTTGCAATCAACTCGACCGTACGCGGCGTGGGCAGAGTGCGTCCGAGGATCACCATGCCGCCGATCCCGCCCCAGCGGTCGAGGCCGCTGAGCGCGTTAAAATGCACGGCCTCGACCCGCGGCGGGAGGCCCATGGTTCTGAGTGCATCGATCGCCGCCTTCTGCCCAACAATCAGGAGATCAATGGACTGCCCGGGGCGATGGCATTGCTGGGCCCGGAGTTCGATCCAGGCGCGGAGGTCGCGAAGGCGGGTCGCCGCGGCCTTGCGGTCCCGCTCAGGTGCGTCGACCGAGGGGGTCAGCGCGCGCGCCGAGGTCGGGCTGCCTGTCACCTGCCGGACGCGAACATGGAGCTGACGTGCAGCGACGGGTGGGCCGATGTCGATCCTTGGCAGGTAGGTCTGGACGAGTTTGGGCTGGAGCGTTGCGTCAAGATGCAGGATCGGTGCCTCAGCGGCCCAGCCAGAGCGAATACGGCTGTGCCAGCGCAAGCGGAGGGCGCGGACCGAACCTGCCTCTGTCTTGTCGTGAATAAGCTCGGCACCTGCGGCATCGTGTCCGTTCTCCAGTGCCTCGGCGAGGATCAGCCAGAGTGTGATGCAGCGCCCAGGCGGAGCCCATGGCTCACCCGGGGGCGGCAGAACCGCCTCAATGCGTTTGCGCCGATCGAGCGGCGACATACCCGGCAGGAGGCCTGCGTTACGCATGCGACTGCGTTCAAGCCTTGCGGCATGACGGCAGTCCTCGGGAGTGAGACCTACAGCCTCCAGGAGCCCCAAGCGGAGCGGACCCGTGCCCGTGATCCTCAGAGCCTTGCAAAGACGCTCCCGCACAGCGACGAGATCTGCTGTCGCGCCAACATCCATCCTTCCCTTGCTGTTGTAGCAGATGAGCGAGGTACGACTGGGCTCAAGCCCGTCTTGCGTCAGCGTCGCCTTGCCGTCGAGGCCGCGTAGCCCTGACTGCCAGAAGGCCTCGTCAATCACGAGGAGGCCGACGGTGCCGATGGCTTCGGGCTTCATATGGAAGAGGCTGTCATGGGCGCAGACGATGACCTGCGCTGCCTGCGCAAGTGGCTTCTGACGCTGGTAGCCGCAGTGTTGAAAGAACGGACACAAAAGCAGTGCCGCGCCGTCTTTGACCTTGCAGCAACTCTGCTCAACCGGGTGTTCGATCTCGAGCGCATCGAAGGTCGCCTCGGCATCGAGGCACATCAGCTGGTCAGGATTGGCGTCACTAGGATCTGGCGCGGTGCGGCCCTTCCAGAGCATGGCACTGAGGCCAAGCGCTTGGAAGGCCAAGACCTGCTCTGCCCCAAGATCGTGGCGCGGAACGGCGTAAACGACCTTGCGATTTGCGAGCCCACCCGAAGCGATCAGTTCGGCTATTGCGGCGCGCGCACTTGAGGTCTTGCCAAGACCCACGTCGACCGGCAGGCCGAGGAGCGGCGGCAGAGCGGCACGCGCGACAACGTTAAAGTCCAGTGGATCGCGGTTGGCGTCGAAACTCTTTGCCGCCTCACGTGCCACTTCGACAGCGGCCCAGTAATCCGGGATTGCGGCCATGAAGCTGGCGATCGCCTCACCAAGGCTGGTTCGTGCTTCATCAGGGGTGAGTACGGGGGCCGGATAGGTTGGCGGTGACGGTGGGATCTGGGCCGCACTGGCCACAAACGCGGCGACAGCCTCAGGACCTTGGGCGCAAAAGAGGTCGTTGGCATCGCCCGGGCTGTCAGGCACCGCGAGGCGGCCATCCACGGCAAGCGCGACCTTGCGTGCGGCCTCGACACCAGGATTACCGTCGCGGTCGGGCTTTGCATCGTTATCGGCAACGAGGACGAGATCAGCGTCTGGCAACCATGCCCGCAGCGCCTCGGCGACAGGCATCAGGTTGCCCGCGTCCATGGCCGCAACGACCCTCTGGCCGGTTGTCATGTGCAGGCTGGCACCGGTGGCCCAGCCTTCGCAGATCAGGACCGGGCCTGAAGGCACCGGGAGCGGCGCAGGCTCCATGCCAATTACCGCGAAATGCCCCTTCTTCGCGCCGCCGGCGAGGTAGCGCTTGGCCCCATCTGGCGCGATGAACTCCACACTTTGGATCCGGCCGTCGATGTCCTGCAGCGGAACGACAAGCCGGCGGCTCGCATCCATGCGCAGGGCGAGCGGCATGACCTGCTTGCGGACGAGATACGGGTGATCCTCTGCGGCGGGACGGGCGCTGGTCCAGATGCGGGCAGCGCGCTCGGCAGCCCCGTTCGCCTGAGTCGACGCAGGCGCGGTCGCGTCACCAGGGGAGCTCTCGGGCGGCGCTTTGGCCGGTGTCGTGCGCGGCTCGCCGGAATTGTTTGCCGGCATGGCGGGTGGAACAGCCCGCTTGCCCGGCGCCTGATGGCGCGCGCTCATGCCTATCCGGTCGGCAATCCATTCGGCGGCATCCTCCCGGCGCATGCCGAGATCGCGACCGACCAGCTCCGGGAACCAACCGCCTCGACGTTCCTCGTGGTCGAACCACATGCCGGCACGCGCGCCGGAGACGACCACCGAGAGGCTGCCTTTACGGCCCCAGCGCCACTCCTGGACGCCACGGACAGTGGGCTTGCCCAACAGCTCGACCACGAGCTCTGGCACCCGTGCGCGCAGTTCGGTGTCGAAGGCCTCCCAGTCCCGCCCGTTCATCGCCACCCCCGCAGAACGGGCGTAGGCACGCCGGTCGGCCGGAGGGCCGGGGCAGCATTGCGCAGGAGATGGCGAAGAGTGGCGGACACGGGGCTGCACAACCGGATCAGGGGCGTCGTTGCCCTCGGTTCTGCCGCCCTGCAGGCCACCCCCGCGACGTTGAAACCGGTCCACCCGGATTTTGGCCACGACGCCGGAAAGGGGTGAGCCCTTCCTGTAATGCATTTAAATTATGAAGGATAAAGGGTGTAGCCCAGGCGCCGAAACCGCCTATTCTCCGGCTGGCGCAACCACACGGCTCGGTGGTGGGGTGACCCCTTTGGAACACGAATCAGGGGAACGGCTCCACCCTTGCGAAGACTGGATCAGAAAGGGTGGAATACTTAGCGACGAAAGCGCTAGCGGAAGGTGCTCGTTTCGCACGGTGGTTTTGCAAGCTTCAACATGAGCGCGAGGTCACACATCCGCATTTCATCCCGGCCAGTATTTCCCCTAGCGCCACCCTTTGTTGGAACCTACCCCCACCACTTGAGGCAGCTGCCGCACTGTCGCTTATCAAGCCAACGAGTTGCATGTATTTGCGCCAACACCGAAAGTCCGATGCGGCAGAAAGTTGGGTGTTGCAGCCAGAAACACCCACGTCGAGGCTGGTGGCACTATGATGACACTGGCACGTTACCATGAAAACCGCCCCACAACCTCGTTCCCCAGCGAAACGAGGCTAGCTTGCACAGCGCTCTTGCCAACTTCTTCGGACGCGCTTTTGGCGCCCTCTGGTCTGCCGCAGACCTAGGCGCTGTACGCGCATATTTTCTGACGCAGCCGCACTGGCTTTAGCCACCCGGCCTTAAATCGGGGCCCATTACCCGTTTGGCCCCACCGCGCTGGGCGGAGGGTAGCCTGATCAGCGTGCCCATGGCATCGGCCAGCTTCGACGATACCCGCTCGCCCTCGACCAATTGGTTCTTGAACCAGTCCGACAAGACTTCTTTTTTCTCCTGGCTGTTCATTGTCAGTCCAAAGCGCCGGATCGCCTCTTGCATCAGTTCGAGATACGGCGTGGTGTAAATCACATCTGCCGCGCCTTGCGCTGGTCGTACCGTTTCCGGGATGTAATCCGGCCAAATCGCCTTCACGAGGAAACGCGCCACCCGGATGTCGATGAATTCCCAATCCCGCGCGGTCAGTCGTCCGAAGGAGCATTTGCCCTCGCGCCACTGCTCGGGACGGATACTACTGTGGTAGCCCGAATGCAGACCGAAGCCGCTGCTGCTGCCGCCATTGCCCCAGCCATGGGTTCGCTCTTCAGTGAAGCGCCCCCGTGCCAGAAGATCCCCGTCTCGCAGCGCGACGAGCAACTCGGTCTCCGCCTCCGCTTTCCAGGCCAACATGGGATCCTGCGGCCGGTTCCACATCTGGTATTCCGGCACAGGCTTCGGCGGCAGCTTTGCCGCTTCGACCGCGCGCCGCGCAACCATCACATTCTGCACATGGGCAAGCGCCTCTGCATAACTCCATTGGGTGCGGTCGAGCGTCTGCAGCGACATTGGCGGCCTCGTGATTCATCCGTGATTAATCGAACATAATAGGAACATTGGATCCACTCAACCCATTCACATTCTGCTTGGGTGGAGGGGTTCACCCTTGCCGCGGTTGGATAGGCTGACCGGTTCCAAGGTCGCAAACAAAAGCGCAGTCGGGCACCCAAGGATCATGATATACGATCGAAAACCCAACTGCCGAGCCAATCCCCTGCACCCCGACCACATGACGGCGCATGAACGCCGCACTGAACTGTATGACCTACTGGCCACGGCGGTGGTGCGCCTGGCAGGCCGCGATCGCAACCATCAATCCCAGAATACTGGAGACAGTTCGCTACACTTCGCGGGCAAACAGAGCGGTACTGCAACTCCAACTCAGAGGAGATCTGCATGACCACACATGAACCACTCCTGGCGCGTTTGGCTGCCTTGAAAGTCATGTCTGTCAATGAACTAAAGTCCGAATGGCAAGCACTGTTTGATGCGCCCGCCCCGAACAACAGCCGCAAGTTTCTGGAAAGCCGTTTGGCCTATCGGATCCAGGAATTGATCTATGGCGGCCCGGACAAGCAAACCCGCCGGCTGCTGGACCTGCTGGCCGACGAGGTCGAGGGCACACTGACGCGTAAGGCCCAGATTGCCGATCCCCGTAACCCGCTGGTGGGCACTAAGCTCATCCGCGAATGGGATGGCATCGCCCACACTGTGACCGTTCTGAAAGAGGGCTTTGAATGGGGTGGCCAGCGCTACAAGTCGCTGTCCGCCGTGGCACGCGCCATCACCGGGACACGATGGAACGGCTATCGCTTCTTTGGGCTGCGAGAGCGGAAACGAGGTGAGGCATGAAGGATCATGTGACAAAGCCCGCCCGCCGCCTGCGCTGCGCCATCTACACCCGCAAATCGAGCGAGGAAGGCCTCGAACAAGAGTTCAACTCGCTCCACGCGCAGCGGGAGGCTTGCGAGGCCTATATCGCCAGCCAGAAATCCGAAGGCTGGGCCTTGGTTCGCGATCAATATGACGATGGCGGCATCTCAGGTGGCACATTGGAGCGCCCTGGGCTGAAGCAGCTTCTGGCCGACATCGAGGACGGCCTCGTTGATGTGGTTGTCGTCTACAAAATCGACCGTCTGTCGCGCTCTCTGATGGACTTTTCCAAGCTGGTAGAAGTCTTTGACCGCAATGGCGTGACCTTCGTTTCGGTCACACAGTCCTTCAATACGACCACCTCGATGGGACGACTGACGCTGAATATCCTGCTCAGCTTCGCCCAGTTCGAGCGCGAAGTCACCGCCGAGCGCATCCGTGACAAGGTGAAGGCCTCGCGTATGAAAGGCATGTGGATGGGTGGATATGTGCCCTTGGGCTATGATGTTGTCGACCGCAAGCTGGTGGTGAATGAACAGGAAGCCGCCAAGGTCCGCATGGTGTTTGAGCGTTTTGTTGGGGTAGGTTCTGCCACCATTCTGGCCCGTGAACTGCGCAGCGATGGTTTCCGCAGCAAACAGGGCGCGCTGATTGATAAGGGCTACCTCTATCGCCTGCTGAACAACCGCGTCTATAGCGGTGAAGCCGTTCACAAAGGCGAGGCATACGCTGGAGAACACGAGGCCATCATCGACACTCGCCTGTGGGAGCAGGTGCATGACATCATGGGCGAAAGCCCCCGCAAGCGGGCAAACAACAGTCGGACGCAAACGTCAGCATTGTTGAAGGGGCTTCTCTTCACTGCAACGGGTGCGGCCATGACGCCGACCAGCACGAAGAAGGGAGCAAGGCTCTACCGCTACTATGTGTCAATGGACGTGATCCGGAACCGCGAGACCGGCGAGGAAACCGCGCCGATGCGGCTGGCCGCCGGAATGGTCGAGGACGCGGTCGTGACCGAAGTTCGGCGCATCCTGCAAACGCCAGAGGTCGTCACACAGGTACTTGCCGCTCTAAAGCGCGACGAAGGGGTGGCATCGGAGGCGGATGCCATCGCGGCTCTGCACGAGTTCAAGGCTCTCTGGTCTCAACTCTTCCCAGCCGAGCAAGCGCGTATCATCCAGTTGCTGGTACGGCGCGTCACGGTCACCACCGCCGGGCTCGAGGTCGACATCCGGCGCGAAGGGATTGCGGGCGTCATTCGTGAGATGGTGGCACCGCGCCGGAGGGAGGCGGCAGAATGACAAAGCTGGACGATACGATCCGCGTGCTGATTCCGCTGAAGGTGCGCAAAAAGAACGGGCGGCCGAAGATCCTGCCGCCCGCGGACTATCGCCCCAGCGAGGATCAGGCGCAGGATCCGCACATCCTGCGAGCCATCGGCCGCGCATGGGGATGGCGGCGACGCATGGAGGCCGGAGAGTTTGCCACGATCCAAGAACTGGCTGAAGCGGTCGGGTTGGCGGAACGCCATGTCAGCCGACAGCTTCGATTGGCTTATCTGGCACCGGAAGTGCTGAAGCGGCTGACCTGTGGGCGCGAGGCGTCAGCGGTCAGCTTATATGATCTGTGTTTTCTGGCGGGGTGGGCTTGGGAAGAGCAGGTGGGGGCAAGCGGTCAGTGCTGCATCGGCCCGAACGACGAAATCGGCCCATAGTGGACGGTTGAAAGGAAATCACCAAACAGTGACAATTCTGCATGTCTGACGTCAGCGCCCATGGAACGGTTTAGCGTGATTGCATAGCGGAGGGTTTGCGGCTCATCTTTACCCCAAATGGAGTTGAAGATGATGAAGAAC